TATTAGGCACGAGTAACTTTACCAGACTTTAAAGCCTTGGTTGAATTAAAATATAAGCTTTTACGATGTTTCAGAATACTCAAAACATTGATATTATAGGATTTTATGTTTTAGAAAATCATAGAAATTTTAACCGTGTTGCACAAATGTTGCACAAACTTGATTGAGTGAATTAATAATTTTGGCATCTTGTTGATCCTTATATTCATCAAGTAAGTGAGCATAGATTGATAAAGTGATTGCTATATTAGCATGTCCTAAGCGTTTACTGATAGCAGCTATATCAATTCCTTGAGAAATTAAATATGAAACGTGAGTATGCCTTAAACTATGGAAGTGAAAATCAGGTTTGTTAAGCCCAATTTCCTTAATGGCTTTTCTTAAGAATTGATTTACAGCAGAACTAGAAGGTGGCAGTCCAGTTCTAGGAATAGCAAAAACAAATTCAGAATTATTAATTTTTAATTGCTTCAATTTATCTAATAAGAAAGAATTAACTTTAATCTTTCGAACTGAACTTTCGGTTTTAGTTGGTCCTAGTATTTTTAAATTAGGATTCCAAGTTTTATTAATATCAATAATTTTATTCTTAAAATCAATATCAGTCCATTTTAAAGCGGTTAGTTCTCCAAGTCGTGCGCCTGTAAATAATCCTGCTAGAACTAAATATTTGCTAGTATAACGAGGAGTTAAACCAGTTAGGCATAATTGTACCAGCTTATTCATTTCTCCCTCATTAAGGTATTCTATGGCTCTGACATTGTCTTGGTTTCCTGTGATGGTTGTGCGATTGGTAAAATTCTTAACGATTAAACCATCCTCTATTGCATTTCCTGCACAAGCTTTAACCATAATATTGGTTTTACGAACTGTAGCAGGAGCATGGTTTTTACCAAGCCAATTTAAGAAGCTTTGATATTTAGCTCTTGAAATATCTTTTATTTTTGTTGATCCAAAATATTTTTCAAGATAATGATGATTAGTAATATATCTCTTTTGCGTTGATTTTCTGATAATCGGGAATTTAAAAGTAAGATACCAGTGTTCAAAATAGTCAGCGAACACAGGGTTCTTAACTACATCTACACCATCAATAGAAGCGGCTTCCATTTTAATTCCGTACTGTTGTGCTTCAGCCTTGGTTTTAAAACCGCCTTTTGATTTTTGTTTTAGGACTGATTTCATAGATTGGGTTTCAGGGTCCCATTCTTGAACTCTCTTAGAAAATCTAACATACCAGGTCTTACCACGTTTCTTAATAGATGCCATAAAAAATAACCTCCTATTGTTACAGTCGTTTGAATTCTGCTACAATAAGAGGGCAGAGTCCAAGCGGCTTTGTTGTTAACTATACTTATTGGCGTAAGTTGGTTTTGTTTAATTCAAATATATTCATTTTTAGAGCTATTGGCGTAGCTCACATTTTCCCATCACTGTTGGCGCAGTGGTGGGATTTTTTGTTTTATTTAAGATCAGTTTGAGTTTTATCAGTTAATTTATTGTTGGTGAAAGTTAATACTGCATTGGCACCAGTATCACCTTTAACACCAGTAATCCATGTGGCTGCTACAGTCTTTTTACCCATGATTAATGATTCATCTAAACCATCTGGCTCACCATATTTCTTGATGACTGATTCATATGTTGAGCCATCTGCAATAGAATCAAAGGCTTTTTTGTCTAACTTAGCAGGTCTTCCAGTCCACTTAAAACCAGTAATCATCTTAGAAATAGCATGTTTATCAACGTATGCTACTGTGATGCTTACTTTGCCTTTATTCCAAGTAGCACCTGAAGTTTTAATTCCTTCGGTTTTAGAAGAGGTGGTTGAATTAGAACTACCTAATAAAGCTTTTACTTGCTTTTCAGTATCTCCACCTTTACCTTTACTCATTAAATCTCCAACCTTGATTTGGTCGAATTTACTTCTAAGTTCTTTATTCTGAGAAATAATTTTATCTGTAGAACTAGATTTCTTCTTAGAAGTTTGAGTGGACTTAGCAGAACCATTTTCATTATTAGAGCTGCTACATGCACTTAGACTTAAACCTGCTATCACAGTTGCAGTGATTAGCGCCACTTTCTTTAGTTTCATAATTAGCCTCCATAAAAACAAAATGACGTAGAAACACAGCTTTTAAAGTCTTCAGTTATTGGACTTTTGATTATTATCATTGCCATTAACTAGCTTGTTAATCATTTCAACATATTCATCTGAAACAGGGTAACGATGGCAACTCAAATCTTCTTTAGTTAATTTCTTATTCATATTAATAGCTCCTTTGCAAATCAGTTAGCAAGTACCATTTATCTTTAGGAATTCCAAATGATTTAGCAAAATCAAAAATAGTGTTATAAGTGATTTCATTTTCTAGGCAGTATTGCTGAAGCAATCTAATGGCAAAAACATTTGCTGAGTATTCAGCCTTAGCACTGCCTAGATAAGAAAGTTTATTAAAAATAGGGGTATTTTCAATAGTATGGCCAATCTCATGAGCAAATATAAAAGGAACCTCAGTTTCTGGTAACCAGTTACCGTTAATAACTACTAGATCACCAGGAATGTTATAGCTTTTAGATTTAGCTTTAGGATCAGCTTCTTTGGAATAAACCACACCTATTTCATGATCAAAACACCAGTTGGTTAGCCAGATTATTAATTCATTGAATCTATCACGATCTTCATTCGTCATTTTTATGCTTCAACTCCGGATGTGCTTTAAAGTAACCTTCAGCTAAAGAATCAATCATGGTTTGAAACTCATCTGGTACTAGGTCATCACCACCATAGTTCTGACCTAGATCGCGCCATGTTAATTTTCTTTCAGGAGAATCTGGAACACTAGGATCATCAGTTAGACCTAAAATATAATCAGTAGTTACATGAAAGTAATTTGCTATTTTGGCTAAGTCTTTTCCTTTAGGATCAGATTTTTTCCATCTATAAATAAGATTTGAACTGAAATCATTATCTTCTGCTACTTTCTGCAAACTAATTCCACGTTTATCAGAAAGTTTTTTGATTCTCTCAAATACTGACATAATAACGTTTCCCCAAAAAAAGCAAAAATAAATTATACGAAAGTATAAAATATGCTTGATTTTTATACGAAACGTAGTAATATTATTTTTGTAAGTTACATAGTAATAAAAAAAGTCATAAAGAAATCAGTTAAACAGAGCGGTGAGAGGCTTGTTAACGCTTATTTCTTATACCTTAAGTTTATGCGATTGTATAAAAAAGTCAATGAAATTTTATTACTTTTCTACTTACTTATAAAAACAGTATGGAGGTGAATTTAATGCCATCAACATTTCCAGGAAGAGAACTAGTTAAAAATTTTCTTCAAGAAAATGATATTAAGTCTACTGACTTAGCCAAAATGTATGGAATGACTAAGCAAGAAGTAAGTGATTACTTATCAGGACGTAAAACGAATCCTGCAGCTAATCAATTTGTTCTTAAAGTCATTCGTGATTTCAAAATCTAAGAAGCTAGAGAAGATAAGGAGGAAAAGTAAATGAACAATTTACAGCCATTCGATTTTGAAGGAAATGAAGTAAGAACTTTGAAAATTAATGAAGAACCTTACTTCGTAGGAAAAGATGTGGCAAATATTCTTGGGTATACACATGGAGCAAGAGATATCAACGCTCATGTTGACGATGAAGATAAGCTAAAGTCCCAAATTAGGACCGCAGGTCAAATGAGAGAGCAACTTATCATTAATGAATCAGGATTATACAGTTTGATTCTTTCAAGCAAGATGCCAAATGCAAAACGATTCAAGCGTTGGGTAACTAGTGAGGTTCTGCCGGCAATTCGTAAACACGGTGCCTATATGACCGATGAAAAAGCGTTTGATGTTGTCAACAACAAAAACGGATTGGCTGATTTACTTCAACAAGCAGCAGACCAATTAAAGCAAAAAGATATTCAAATTGAGAAAATGAAGCCAAAAGCACTATTTGCTGATGCAGTTGCTACCAGTAAAAACGATATCTTGATTGGACAGTTAGCTAAGATTCTAAAGCAAAACGGTTATAACACTGGTCAAAACAGATTATTCAAATGGTTAAGGGAACATCATTACTTGTGTGCTAAGGGAATTAGATACAATCAACCAACACAAAAAGCAATGAATTTAGGCTTATTTAAGGTAAGAGAGCGGACTGTTAATAATCCTGATGGTAGCACAAGAATTACCGTTACTACCAAGGTAACTGGTAAAGGTCAACAATACTTCATCAATAGATTTTTAAATTCAGAGCCTAGTCAATTAGCTTTAGAAATTGAAGCATAGATGAGGTGATTTAAATGCAAGATGAAAATCTAAAAGAAAAGTTTTCCACACTAAAAAAGCAATATCCGCAAAAAGATTGGCGAATACTGCAAATAAAAGATTTAGATTTCACATTTTGTCTAGCAGCATATAGAGCAGCTAAAACCTTTTCGATAAATGGATCAACTTATAAAGGAATTATTTATGTAAATATGATTCATGATCTATCAAATGGTTTAAATCCTGATGCTTTAACTATAGAGCTAATTATAGATGCAGAAGAATTTTTGAAGTCTGGTAATTTTGCTCTAATGCTGCTTAAGAAATATGAAATATAAAGTGTGTACTATCGCTTTCATAAGTTAAACCTTTGGTGATAGCAAACTTCTGTAAGTGATACATATATTCGGGGCTTCCATCAAAGCCAGAAATTGGTATTTTAAATGATTTTTTCTGTTCAGAAATAGCTTTGTTATAAGACGTTTTTAAAAGTAAAAAATCGCCTTTTTCTAGCCAGTCTAATTCTTCTTGAGAATGTCCATATTTCATAAAATCATCTCCATATTTATTAGATGATTTAAGTTTATCAAATGTTAGGAGTGATCAACATGGTTAAACAAAAAAAGCCATCAAATGATGACATAGATAAAAAAGTTGAACAGTTTGATCGAAAAGTAATTGGTGATTACCTAATTCCATTTGTTGTTAGTTTAGTTACCACATTGCTCACTTTGGCAGCATTGTATGCAAGATAAATGGAATTAGTTGAGTTGTTAAGAGGGTAGTTATAACTGAAACAATTATAGGCACTAGAACACTTCTAAGAAGAAATTTTCTAAATTGTTCATGTCGTTCTTGAAAATAATGCTCACCTTCCGGTGATAGAGAATAATTAAAATCAACCATATTAGTTATGTGATTCTTAACTTTATTTACTGGATAAATTTGAACTAATCCTTTATCTACAAGATCTTTGATCAAATAAGGGTCTTTAGTAATTATTGGATCATTATGATTTATCAACTTATATTTGACTAACTTCTTTAAAAGAACACGTTCAGCGCGTATGGTTTCAATCATATTAATGCCTTCTTTCTCAAAATTAATTTTATCAAATGTTGGGAGTGATTCACCATGCAACTAGCAATTGAAGATTCTTCATTAGAACAAGTACTTGATTCTTTAATGAAGAAACGTGGCTATGTTCCTGAAGAACAAATAGTAGGAAGAACAATCAGTATTGATGAATTTGCTAAGAAATACGCTAAGCCACATGGTTCAGCATGGGTAAAAAGAAATATTCTTTATCCATTTCAACCGGATTGGTGTAGCAATATTCATCCAGGCAGAGGCGGTAAGATGACAATTTTCGAGTATCCAGCTGCTATTTGGATGAATGAGCATAGAAAGGAAATTGATTGGAATGCAAAATAAAAATTTCTATAGAGAATTCAATAAACCAATTCACAAAAATAATTCCGATGATAAATTTTTAAATTTATTTATCGGGGTAACAATCCTAGCTTTAAGCCTTTTATCTTATGGCTTTTGGGACGCTATATTTCAATGGATTTCTTAAAGGAGCAAAAAATGAAATTAAGTAAGAAAACACAAGAAAAGTTATGGGCTACTACTGAGTGCATCAGTGATGGGAAAAAGAAAAGACCTAGCCGCGCCAACGGTTAGTAGAAAGAGTAATGAAGATGAACGTATTTGAATATAACCGAGCTGTTGAAATTGTTAAAGCTAAGGCAGAACAAGGAAAAATTAGTGATGAAGCTTTAGCAGATACACTTGAAAGTATTGAAGTTCAACGCAACGAGAAGCTAGATAATGTAGCAAGTTGGATTGAAGAAAATCAAATGGATGCAGATTATTATTCTAAAAAGGCTAAAGAATACGAAGCCGAAGCTAAAAAGTATAAGAACAAAAATAAATACTTAATGGAATTTTTAACCACCGCTATTGATGATAGTGGACAAAAAGAAATTAGAACGGAAAACCACATTCTTAAACCTCGTAACTATAAAGATGCCGTAGTTGTTGAAGATACTAAGAAATTGCCAATTGATTACATTATGACTTCAGAAGTGGTTAAGCCTAACAAAAAATTGATCTATGAAGATCTTAAAAAAGGTAAGTCAATTACAGGTGCACACCTTAAAGCTAATAGAAAAACGGTGATTAAATAATGTTTACAGTTTCAATTGATATTACAGAAGCCATGAAAGGCTTTAGCAAGTTTGCAGAACAAGACGACATGACCCATGCTATGGATGAAATTATGATTATTTGTAAGTTAACATCAATGCCACCACGGGATGTACTAAAGCAAATTAAGTTCGCTTCTAAGAAAAATGGTATTGATGCTAATTACAAAATGGCTAGTCGGATCTTAGAAGAGTTAGAACAAGAACATGATCGCTACTTAAGAAAATCTGAAGTTATCGAAAATGCTGTTGAAGATATCAAGATTGGGCTTGATGAAATTAGCCATTCAGGTAATCCAGCCTGGATTAGAAATTTTATTGAAGCTATCAAGTTAGATTTAAAAGAAATTGAAGATGTTTTATGAAAATCAGTCTTAAAGGTTTATCAAATACGGAACTAGCTAAATTATTTGATCGTGCAGCTAAAGCTGATAATAAGCATTTAGCTAAAAGAATTACTTATAGATTAGCTTACAGGCACCATGAAAGTTTTGAAGCACAACTCCGTTATTTAGGTAAAAGAGCAGTTAAAAGAAAAGACTATCAGTCATTCAATATGGTAGCCAAATTATGGAAGGAAAAAGAAAATGAGTAGACCTGTTCGTAAATATTCGATAGATTCTCCTAATGTTTACATTAATACTAAATTTGTAGAACAGTTATTGGATTCCTTAGGAATTAGTCAATCAAAAGTTAGCCTTGATTTGAATTGGGGGAGAGATACTTTAAGAAAATACTGTACTTATCGTGCGTTAATTAGTAAAGAAAAGAGAGAAGAATTAGCCAATTATTTTCATTGCAATCCATCAAAATTGATTAATTATTATCCCACTGCTGACATGATAAAAGCACATCATGATTTAAATATAAATCATAATCCAATTAGATCATCTAATGATCAATCAACCATTATTAATAATAATGTTTCAGCAAAAGATTATTCTACAGAGTTATTACTTGAAAAAATTAGTTCATTAGAAAAAAGCATTAAGCTTTTGACAAATGAGCAAAAAGAATTTATGGAATTTTTTAAAACAAAATTTCAGCAGTCAGATGAAAGATCAAGTAAGCAACAGCTGTACATCTTAAATCAACTTAAGGAGAAAAATTAATGTATGATTTAAGGCCTTATCAAAATGAATTAATTAATAAGATTGTTGATTCCATGAAAAATCACCATCGTGTGATTATCGTTCAAAGCCCACCAAGAACAGGAAAAACGGTGAGTAATGGCGGAAATTGCCAGAAGAACTACTAAAAATAATAACCGTGTAATGTTCTTGATTCATCGTAAAGAAGTACTGGATCAGGCAGTTAAGACGTTTAAAGAACAAGGTGTAAATCCTAACTTATTAACTGCCGGAATGGTTCAAACACTAACTAGAAGAGTTGATAAATTGGCAGTTCCTAATGTGATTTTAGTTGATGAAGCTCACCATGCTTTAGCTAAGAGTTATCAGAGGATTCTAAATAAATTTCCTAAAGCTATAGTTTTATTGTTTACTGCTACACCACATCGAACTGGAAGAATGCAGCTTGATCAGATAGCTGATGATATTATTGTTGGCCAATCAATTCATGAATTAACTGATAAAGGATTTCTAGCACCGTTTAGATATTTTCAACCACCTAATGATTTTGATTCTAAATTATTAAAACGTGGAAGTACTGGGGACTTTACTAATGAATCTATGCAAGAGGCTATGAGTACTAGAATCTTTGGTCATATTGTTAAGCAATACAAAAGAATTGCTTCAGGAATGAAGGCAGTAGTTTATACCTATTCGGTTGATTCAGCTCATAAGATAGCTGCAGAGTTTAATGATGCTGGAATATCAGCTCGTGAAGTTGATGGGACAACACCACAGGATTTAAGAGATCTTATTGTAGATAAGTTCCGCAGCCAGGAGTTACAGATTCTGGTAAATGTCAACTTGTTTACTGAAGGTGTCGATTTGCCAAATGTTGATTGTGTGATTATGGCACGTCCTACGGCATCACTTGCATTATATCTACAATTCTCAATGAGGTGCCTTAATCCTAGACCTGGAAAAACAGCCATCATTATTGATCATGCTAATAATTTTAAAACGTTTGGTTATCCTGATGATGATCGCGATTGGAAACAAGCCATCAAATCAGGCAAGCAGAAAAGCAAAAATTTATTAACTGATCCAGGGCTTTCAATTATTACTTGTGATTATTGTTTTGCAGTAGTGAAAGCTAGTGAAGTTAAAGACGGTAAGTGTCCAATATGTGGCAAGCCAATCAAAGTTCATGAAGCTAAACCAGTAAGTGATGTTGATTTAGTTGAAGCAACTAAAGCGAGAAAACAGTTAGTTAAAAAGATATTACACGATAATGTTTATCAAAACGTGATTAATAAAAAGGTTGGGGAATTACGTACCATGGCTGAACTTCAGGCCTATGCAAAAATACATGGATATAAAAATGGATGGGTATATTTCACAGCTAAAAGAAAAGGATTGATTAGAAAATGAGTGAAGAAAAAGATAAGACACAATTAGAAAAATTAATTCATATTGAAGCAGTAAAACGTTATGAAAATGATTTACAAAATTTAGCAGTTGCTTTTGTTAAAAATGGTTTTGGCAATATTGCAGTTAAACTTAGTAAGTCATTTTATCCGACTAAAATTAATAAATGCTTAGAATATCACGGTAATCAACTTAAATTTTGTACAGATTTTGAGTCACCGGATGAAGGAAAAAAAACATTTGAAAAAATCATGAAAGAATTGATTCCTGAATTTGATCAATATAAACAACAAAATATTGAAAAACATGTAGATAAAATTACTGCCAGTATCTTTAACAATCTAAACGATATTAAACAGTTATTTGAAGAAAGGAATTAAAAATGATTAATTTACCTAAAGATGAAAAATTAAAGCCTAAAACCCAGCCCCATAATTTCTTTATTTATGGAAAAACTATGTCAGGAAAATCTTATTTTGCAAGTTTCTTCCCACATCCACTAGTCTTGAACACTGATGGTAACAGTGAACAGGGTTCAGCTCCATCAATTCAGATTAGAAACATTCGTGATGCTAATGGTGGTTTGAAGCAATCAGTAATTAAGCAGCTTGATGATATCATTGTTGCTTTGCAAACTCAGCAACATACCTATCAAACAATCATCATTGATGTTATTGAAGATATTTGCGTAATGATGGAACAAGCAATCGCACTAGAGCATGGGGTTAAAACCATTGGTGATATTGAGTGGGGCAAAGGTTATGGAGAACTAAACGTAGTACTTCAAACATTTGTAATGAATTTGAAGGCTCTACCAATGAATGTAATTTTTATCAGTCGTGAAATTGATGTGATCGACGATAATTCAAACGTAACTGAATCAAAACCAGCTTTGAAAGATAAGTATTACAACATTGTCAACGGAAACTGTGATTTAGTAATTAGAACTCAGAAACTAGGACCTAATAGCTACTATCGCAGTGTGATTGATCGAAGAAGTGCATACGAACCCGAAAACGTAACTAATAAGCGAATTTTACAGTTACTTGAATCTTGCCACGGCATGTTCCCACCTAAGCCACAAACTAAGAATGTAGAAAAGAAGGAGACTAAATAATTATGAGCATGACAGATATTTTAAAGAATTTGAACAACGGTGATTTTGACCCAAACAAGGGAAAAGTTGAAGAAAACAACGCTATTCCTGATGGAACTTATAACGTTTCAATGAGCTCAGTAACTCACGGAGTTTGGAAAAACTCAAATACAGATTATATCCGTTTTGATATGACCATTCTTGATGGTAAAGAAGCCGGACGAATTGAATTCATCACTCCAACACTGGCGCAAACAACATCTAAAGGAAAACCAATGCCTGATTTTGTTTTAAGCCGTTCAATTCAAACAATTAAGATTATCGGAGCAATGGTTGGCTATACTGTGCCAGATGATCCATTCATTACTGCAATGACTAATGAAACTGAAGCTTATGAAGAATTAAAGAATGGTTTTATGCCTTATGTTGGTAAAACTCTTCAATTAACAATTAAGAGCAGCCCTAACAAAAAGGATCCGGACAGACCATATCGTAATTATGATTTTGCTAAGTTAGAGCAACCTAAGATTGCAGCAGTCGATGCTAAAGATGATCCGTTTGCGGCTGCTAAGGATCCTGAAGAAATTACTGATAAGGATTTGCCATTTGACTAAAAGAAAGAGTGTAGAAAATGAATGTTGAGAATCGGCCACACTCTAAAATCTTTGTAAGCATGGGAATGGAAATCATTCAAATTTATGTAGAAGAAACTGTAGATATAATTGAACATCAATTAAAAAGTTCAAATCAATTAGATTTCTTAACTTTCAATGTTGCAATGCTACGTGTTAATCAAGATTTTAGATGGACACCAAATTGTAATCAGGAAATTACTTATGTTGAATGGCATATAAGAAAAAACCAGGTAAGAGGTTTTCTAAAAAGATTAAGTCCTAAAAAAGCAGCTCATTTAAATGCTGAAGGTTGGTATGAAGGAGAATAAGTCATGAATATTAAATATCCAAGAACTGAAATTATGGTTGTACTGGGTTCAAAGGTTTACCCATTATATGTAACCGAACCTGCAGAATCAGTTAGAACTATCTTAAGCAATACTACTAGAGAAAGCTTATTAACTTTTGAAACTGCAATTAAAGATAACCATGGTCAAGGACTATGGTATCCAGGCTGTGGTGAGAATCCATACTGGACTAATTGGACAGTTAAGAAAAGTGCAATTAAATCTTTTCTAAATTTACCAGAACCTAAAGTAAATATTGAATATGGCTATGACTCAGAGAGGTTTTAAACTATGCATCCAAATTTAGTAAATTACGCGCTTAATTATGCTAGCCACGGGTTCTCTGTGATTCCGATTGGCACAGATAAGCGCCCGTTAATCAAGTTCGCGGATAAGCCACCCTTAACAGGCGATGAAATTAAACGAGTTTGGCAAAAATATCCCACCGCTAATATTGCTTTGAAAACAGATAAGTTCTTTGTGATCGATGTGGACCGGCATGAAGGCGACGGTATGGAATCAATCAAAACCTTGAATCACGATGAATGGTTTAAAGATACGCTTACAGAACGTACCGCACACAATGGTTTTCACTTTTTCTTTACTAAGCCTAAGGACATAATTATTCAACAAAACATCGGTTTCTTACCTAATGTGGATTTGAAAGCACATGAAAATAATTACGTTATTGTTGCACCATCGGTGTTAGGTGATAAAGCCTATGAGTGGTTAAATCGAGAGCCGATGAAAGAGCCGCCTAAAGGATTAATTGAATTAATTCTTGAAAAGCAAAAAGAAGCCATTCCTGTTGATGATGACTTGCAAGGTGCATATATCACTAAGGATAAAACAGCTACAGCGCAATTATTTGAAAAAATTGTTGATGGCTTAGGTGAAACTGGTGGGAGAAACAACGCTTTAGCTAGTTTTATGGGTGGCTTACTATTCCGCGGTGTTGATCCTAACAAGGCTTATCAATTAGCTGTAATTGCAAACAGCAATACTAAAGATAAATTGAGCGACGATGAGGTTTATAAGACATGTGAAAGCATGTTAGATAAAGAAATGAGGCGAAGAAATTTAAGTGAGTGAATTAAAAACGCTAGATTCAGAAAAAGTCAAAAAGATCAAAGCAGACAATAAAAAGCCTAAATTGAATTTTGATTTGACTGATAAAGATGCAATCAAAACCACTAGTACTAAAAATGTTGCATTGATTTTGCAGCATGATCCGAATTTAAAAGGGATTCTTAGATTCAATCGCTTTACTGATGAAATTGATGTAGTAAATGATGTAACCCTTGATTTAACTAAACAAGGTATTCCAAAAATTGTATTAAAAAAAGGACAGCTTAACGACGGTGTTGTAAATGATATTGTTCTTTATATTTCAGTTAGTCCTGAATACAAAACAACATTTAAACCTAATTTAGTTAGTCAAGTAATCGATTCAGTAGCAAGAGCCAATTCGTATAATCCAGTTATTGATTATTTTGAAAAATGTTTGGCTAAGTGGGATAAGAAACTGCGGCTTGATGATTTTCTACAAAAATATCTTGGTGCTGATGATTCCGAAGCCACTAAATTAACCGTTCGATTATGGTTTATGGGTGCTGTGGCTAAGGGCTACAATCCTTTGACGAAATTTGATTATGTTCTTGATCTTGTTGGTGGTCAGGGGATCGGTAAAACAACACTTTTGCGAGAAATTGCGCCATGCGGGTTTTATACTGATCAATTTAACTCTTTTACTGATAAAGATGATAAGGCAGAACTTAAAAATGCTTTGATCGTTAATGATGATGAAATGACTGCTTCAAACAAATCAAGCTTTGAAGTTGTTAAAAAATTCATCACAGAGCAGGTTTTTAGATATCGTCCTTCATATGGCAAGTACATTATGACTTTTAATAAAGGTTTTGTAATGGCACGTACTACTAATGAAGTGCAGCACTTGAAAGATAAATCTGGTGACAGACGATTTCTTTCAATTAAATGTGATGAAAAGCGTCAAAGAGTGCATCCCGTTGAAGGATTGAAAAAAGAAGAAATTGATCAAGTTTGGGGTGAAGCTGTTTATCTATGGAAACACACTAAAGATCCATTCAAGCTTTCACCTAAACAAGAAGCTATCTTAGCAGACAACCGACAACAGTTCTTAGCTACTTCTGAAGTTGAAGATGAAATTAAAGTTTTACTTGATGGGCAATTCAAAGATAGAAAATTTATTTCTAATCAAGAAATGCGTCAAGCTTTATTAATCGGACTTGGTAGAGAAGTCAAAAGCAAAGACATCAAAACTATGCGCTATGTAATGAGTCACATGGGATTTGAAGTTGGTGCAAGTGGTTATGACCCAATTTCTAAAAAATCTTCAAGAGGATTCAAAAAAATGTGATGTTTGTGATGAAAGTGTGATGCCCTTCAGCCTTACTCTCTCTAAGAGTTATATAAAATACATCACATATCACAGTAATAAATAAAATAAGTAAATAACTATTAATAATATATATAGTACCCGTGTATTATTAATAGTTTACAAAAGAGTGTGATGAGTGTGAAAAATGCTAAAAATGTTGCTATATCAACGTTTATTAGCATCACGGTGACATCACATTCATCACGGTATGGAGGTAAAAAATGTTAGTTAAAGATCCAAATAAACTTTTTAAAGATGATGGTAATCGTTCACGATATATTTATGTTTATTTTGATGAACCAGAGCTGGGAATATTAGAAGACTGGCTAGATAAATACAAGGGCACTGTAATTAACAGCCTTGAAGTAAAGCCCTATGTTTATAAGGACAAAGATAAAAATGATAAGTATATAGAATATATGGCATCAAAAGTAATTGTAGATGTTTCTATTCCCAATAAGTATTTTTATAAAGGTGTTAGTAGCCCTGATAATTATTTATAAGCTGGAGGACATCCAATGAAACGCAGAATTAGAAAGAAGAAATTAACCCTTGAAATCTATCACATTAATCAAGAACTTATTCATAATGCTTACTTAAGAGATAAGTATAAGAATGATTCTGGTGTTAATGGATTAGTTGCTAAATTTGCCCTTCCCGTTGCTGATGCAAATCTTAAATTTAAACAACGGTTGTTAACTAATAAATTGAAACGAGGTGATTATTAATGGCTAATAAAGTTGACGAATTATTAACTCAATTTGACAGAACTGAAACATCGAATCCGTTTAAATTCTACACCGATAAACTAGCAGCTACCTTACAAGAAAAAAAATCAAGCTTATGGTGATTCATTCACTAAATCGGTTGACAAATTCGGTAAAACTGTAATTGCGGTGCGGCTATCTGATAAATTTAACCGTATTTGTAATCTAATCAAGCGTGGTGAACTCAAGGAAAACGATGAATCACTTGAAGATACGCTTTTAGATATGGCTGGTTACTCAATCTTAGCTTTGAAATATTTGAAGGAACACAAAAATGAATAATCATAATTTATCTGAATATCATTGTGACCATTGTGGCAGAGAATTTATTGTTGCTGAAATTGGCGATATTAGATATTGCCCTTATTGCGGAGATATGGATATTGCTAGATACAGTTATACTAGCGGAATTTATTAAATTAATGGAGGCTCTTAAATGAAAAGAACAATAAAAATTTTCTTTAAAGATGGTACTGATATCACTTTTGAAAATGAAGATATTTGGTTACCAGATATTTCTAATGATATTAAAGATGCAATGGATCGTAATTTTGCATATGTCTTAAATTCAAGAGGTAAAAATAATCAAGATCGGACTTTGGTTTTGCCTACAAAGAATATTAAGTATATTGATATTCTTGATGATAATAATAAAACGGAGGAACATGAAAATGAAAAAAATTAGAGTTTCTTGGGAGTATCCAGATATTTATACTCGTCCAGATGATCCTTATATGCATGAAGATTTTGAAGTAGATGATGATGCTACTCCAGAAGAAATACAAAATGAAGCTGAAGAGATCGCATTTGAACATTTTAGTTGGTCGTTTTGGGATGTAACAAAGAGGCACGGAAATGACTGAAACAGTTGAAGACTTAAAAAGTGCAATTAGGTTTTATCATAATCAAGCTGACTACTATAAAGAGAAAAACGAAAAATTAAAAAAGCAGGCTTCAGAATATGAAACCGAACGTAAAGATTTTGTTAACAGATTAAATAAGATCTATGAGTTAACAGTATCTGATCAAGCAGATACTAATAAAATAACCCAAATTCATGAGTTAACAAAATATTAATTAACGGAGGAAATAAATTATGCATGGCAAAATTATTCAATTTAAAGCAGATATTGATAATTTTAAGGTAAAAAACGGTACAGTTACGGTTAATTTGACTGCAGATACTAAGGATATTGTTTTAGATCAACTAAGCGATATTTTTCAAGGCTCGGTTATGGTTAACTTTGAAGCCAGTCAAACTGAGCTGCTACCAGAGGAGGCTAAGAATGCTAATAGTTAGTTGGTGGTTTATCGTTCTTATCGTAAATTGTCTGTTTTACGATTTAATCAAAAATGCTGAAGAAGATATAACACAAAGCTGGCTAAGTGTTGGTTTAACAGTCATCGATTTAACATTGATTATTCTTTTATTTATGAGAGGTATTTAAATGAAATTATTACGTTACGAAGATCCAAAAACTTTTATTCATACTTATGGTATGGCAGATAATCCATTTTTTAAGAATAAGAACTTACGCTATGTTTTTGTAGTTAAAGAAAATGCTAGTTTACAAGATCTTAAAGACAAGGAACATGACATTAAGCATCTGAATCTTACTTATGATCGTGTGGTGTTTTAAATGGCTACATCTGAGCATGAAATTCAAAAGCAGATTCAAGTGGCTTTATCACAACATAAATGTTCTGTATTTCGTACAAATGTTGGTAAGGTGCAAACTATTGATCATCGTTGGTTTGATACAGGACTACCTCAAGGGTTCCCAGATTTAATGGGTTATCGGTGGGTTGATAATCAGTTCTTTTGTATTGAGGTTAAATCTAAAACAGGTAAGCCCCGCCCTGATCAAATTCGTTTTCATGAAATGCTTCAATCTCATAATGTGATTCACGGAATTGCGCGATCTGCAAAAGATGCACTGATGATAGTTGACGGAAGTTTAGTAGGCTTTGGATACAGTGATTACGGAGGTGTTTTTTAATGAAAGAAATCTGGAAAGATGTTCAAGGATATGAAGGAAGATACCAAGTATCAAATTTAGGAAGAGTTAAAAGTTTAGACCGAAAACGATGGAATGGCTACACTTTTGCAAATTTAAAAGGCAAGATTTTAAAATTAAGACTTCATAAAATCAAGGGCTATCTTAGTGTGATCTTATATGATGGACATAAAAATGGAAAAACTATAGAAATTCAAAGGCTAGTAGCTCAAGCGTTTATCCCTAATCCTAATGATCTACCTTGTGTTAATCATAAAGATGAAAATCCTAAGAATAATAATGTTTCAAATTTAGAATGGTGTACTTATTCATATAACAATAACTATGGCAATCATAATTTGAAATTAAGCCTAAATGGAAAAAGAAATAGAAAAATTGCAATAAAAAACGGCAAGAAAGCTTCTAAAGCAGTAGAGCAGTTAGATTTGAATGGAAAACAATTACATGTTTATCCATCTCAAAGTGAAGCTGCTAGAAAAACTGGATCCAAACAAGATGGTATTTCTGATTGTTGTCGTGGTAAACATAAAAGTCATAATGGTTATTTATGGAGATACGCGTGAGTTATGGTTATGACTAAATATCAAGAAATATTAATGCTGGTAAATAGTATTGAATCTAAGTATGGTTCAATAGTCAATTGTCCTGAAGATGATCCAGATTATGTAGCTATTCGTAAACTGTATCCTTCAAATAAGCATGCAGGCTTAGCTAATATTTATAAAAATAAAATTTATAAATTAGCGCATGAAGGCTATTCGATCGGGGAAATTGTTGATCAAATACCTGGTGACAATAACCGGATCATAAACTTTATAAAGAATAATGGGATTCGATTGAAAACGGTTTTCAAATATCGGATTGCTTCGCCAACGGGTGATACGTATTACATTACTAACTTGCGCCAATTTGTAAGTTCACATTTTATGTATGCACCCTCTAAAGGCAGTCGAATAGAATTTTTAAAATCTAGAAAGTATAAGGTTTATCAAGGTAAATATCATTGGTGCTTTATCCGCAACGGTTGCTATTATTTGCCGCCTTACCTAGATAAACCGGTTATACGAACTGGTATTGATTCCTATATTTATGAGGAGGACTATTAATGGAGTTACTAGTAGATAGTTATACTTACGATTTATTTGTTGAATGGTGCAAGGAACATAAAATTCCAGTTTCTGTTGCTGGAACCGAGGCACTGAGAAAATTTATGGAGTGATTATGTGGAGTTAGTACCTAAAGTTGATGCTGTTAAAACGTATGATAATGTAAGTAACTTTTTCAAAGACGATTTAGAAAAAATAGTCCTTATGAGTGGTAGTAGGATGGTTGATCTATCATCACCTAGTTTTGAAGAAAACTATGGCTCAAGTGAGGCAAACGGTATTGAAACTAAGTTAATTAATGGTTTAGATGCTCAGAACGTTGTTAAATCTGTTCACGATGCTTTATATCATGGTGTAGATCCAGTTTCACAAAAAATCTTGATTGGGTTATATATCAATCATCAAAGATGGGTAGATATTCAACCTCTGGTATATAGAGAACACACTTCATTTGCGACTTACAGAAAAAGAGCATTACTTACTTTTGCTTATTCTTTTGAGGGATGGCAAATAAAGAATCATTGTGACAAAGTTATAAGATTACTAGCGTACGAATAACGTATAACGTACGGATAAAGTACGGAATACGTACGCTAAACGTATTCATTACACGTTAATATAGTATTGTCGAAAAATTAAGAAATACTTCTTAAGACAAAACAACAGGCTGATCTCGTGTGGTTACCGTTCTTGTTAATTGACATTTGATCTGCAGTACACGCAGGCGGGTTGAAGTCCCGCATCAGCCGCAGTGACGTTAGCAAGCGTCGTTAAATAAATTGCACCTTCGTTTTAAATATTCAGTGGCGCACATGAAAACCTAAACGGTAAAATGACACGTCCGACTATTGCAGTTGCGGTGGTGCTGGTGAAAGTCCAGCCTTGTGCATAGCTTGCGAAGACCCTCCCGTTTTTAACGGTACTGAGGCGAGCGAGCAGAGCGTAAACGTTGTCGGTGTGCTTATGGCACACCATTCCAGACTCATATGTTAATGGCAAACGGCTTGACTCCAAATCAAGCTATCTGGGTTCGATTCCTGGTGAGTCTGTTAATTCTTAATACGGAATTAAGGGCCTAGTAGTTTAATTAGAAAAAACATGACTTACGAAAGTCAGCAATGATGGTGCAAGTCCATCCTAGGTTTTAATATTTTTAAGTCAGCAAAGCTGGCTTTTTATTTTACTCAAAATTCTAAAGGCGGTGGTGATATGATTTGACTCCTAAACAAAAGAAATTCTGTGATGAATATATAAAATCTGGTAATGCTAAACAGTCTGCAATCAAAGCTGGATATTCACCTAAAACTGCAAAGTCAATTGGTCAAGAGAACCTGACTAAACCTGACCTGAAAGCTTATATTGATGAGCGTCTTAAAGAGTTGTCAGATCATAAAATTTTAAGTGCTGCTGAAGTTTTGGAATATTTGAGTAGAGTTGTAGCAGGTAAAGAAACAGAGTATGTAGCAACATCTAAAGGTGTTTTTCCTGATGTTCCTGTATCTGCTAAAGATAGAATTTCTGCAGCAAAGGAATTGCTTAAACGTTATCCAACAACTGATCCTATGGAGAAACAAAAACTTAAAAAGCTTGCTGCAGATGCTCGTATATCTGAGGCTAGAGCAAATATTGCTGAGCGTTTAGGCAGCGAGGGCGATGATAAACTTGATGAACTTATGAATAAGTTGATTAGTGAAAGCGACAAAAAGTAGCATGGCATTAAATGATTTATTTACAAAGAAACAACAAAAAGTACTTCAATCTTATTTGAATGATGATTGGAAGTATCTTTTTTTGATTGGCGCGGTTCGATCAGGTAAAACATATATTTCAAATTGGATGTTGTTGCTTGAATTAAAACGGGTCGCAAAGTTAGCAAAGAAAAACAATATTAAAAGACCAATTTATATATTAGCCGGATATTCTAGTAACTCGATTTATACAAACATCATTGCTTCAATTGAGAATGAATTTGGTATTAGCATCCCTGTTGATAGGCATGGTCACTATTCATTATTTGGAGTTGAAATAGTTCCGGCTTATACCGGTTCAATCCGTGGTATTGGTTCTATTCGTGGTGCTACTGCTTATGGCGCTTTGATTGATGAAGCAACTTTAGCAGATCAAGGGGTATTTCAAGAAATAATCAACCGTTGTTCTGTTGAAGGAGCAAGAATCCTAATAACCAGTAATCCGGATAGTCCTACAAATTTTATTAAAACGGATTACTTGGATAATAAAGATCCTAAAGCACGTATCAAAGTCTTCAATTTTACAATCTTTGATAACACTTTTTTATCCAAAGATTATGTTGATTCTTTAGTAGCTGCTACACCTTCTGGGATGTATACAGATCGAATGATCTATGGCAAGTGGGTGAGTGCTGAAGGACAAATATTTAGTGACTTCAATATTGAGACCATGACTGTTACAACTGATCAGTTACCAGAAATGACTAAATATTATGCATCAATTGATTGGGGATTTGGTAAAGGACATAAGGGAGTTATTCAATTGTTTGGTGATGATGACAAAGGCACATCCTATTTGATTAAGGAATGGGCACATGAGCATAGATTCATTGATTACTGGATAGATATTGCCAAAGAGATTAAACAAAAATATGGCAACATCGTCTTTTGGGCTGATTCAGCTCGTGTTGATTACGTAAATCAGATGCAAGCTAATGAAATCAATTGTATTAATGCTAATAAAAATGTATTGAGTGGCTTAGAGTTTGTAGATAGTTATTTCAAACAAGGAAAATTAATTATTAACAAAGATGAAGCACCTAACTTGCTAGACACTATTTTTAATTATGTTTGGGACGATAAAAAGGAAGCCCCAATTAAAAAAGATGATGATAGTGAGGACTGCTTAAGGTATGGAATTTATTCAGAACACTATAAAGGAGGAGGTTACATCCCTTGGAATTAAAACAAATGCAAGAACTGATCAAAAATACCAGCACACAACGTGCTGGCTTTTTAAATCGTTATGAAAATGCATTGAAATATTATAGAAATGAAACTGACATTACAAGTAGAAATGATGGTAAGGCTAAGTTAAATAAGGATGGCAAAGATGATCCATTGCGTCATGCTGATAACCGTGTGCCATCTAACTTTTATCAATTACTTGTAGATCAGGAAGCAGGATATGTGGCTACTGTCCCTCCTCAAATTGATGTTGGTAATGAAAAATATAATGAAGATATTGCTGAAGTATTAGGTGATGATTTTGCCTTGACTGTAAGCAATCTTGTAATTGATGCAAGCAATGCTGGTGTAGCATGGCTTCATTATTGGATTGATAAGGATAATAACTTCAAATATGCAATTATTCCACCTAATCAGATAACTCCAATTTATTCAACTACTTTGGATAATAAGTTATTAGGTGTATTGAGATCATATAAGCAGTTAGATCCTGATACTGGTAAATTATTTACGGTTCATGAATATTGGAATGATAAAGAAGCTACATTCTTTAAGCAACCAACATCTGACCTTGATAGCCTTGAACCTTATGACAATATTACTAGTTATGATATGAGTGCCGGTTATGAAACTGGTGTAAGCAATGTATTAAAACACGGCTTGGATCGTGTCCCATTTATTGCGTTCCCCAAAAATAAATTAAAGCTATCAGAGCTTAAGAAATGTAAGGGTCTTATTGATGCTTATGATGATATTTATAATGGCTTTCTGAATGATATTGATGATATTCAGCAGGTAGTGCTGGTTCTGAAGAACTACGGTGGCACATCACTTGATAAGTTCATGCATGATCTAAAGGAAAATAAGGCCGTTAAGTTTAACAATGCAGGAAATGGTGATCAATCTGGTATTGATACACTGCAGATTGATATTCCGGTTGAAGCTAGAAACTCGGTGTTACAGACCACTAAAGAAAATATCTTTCTTTATGGCCAAGGCATTGATCCTGCTAACTTTAAGAATAGTAATGCTAGTGGTGTAGCAATTAAAATGCTGTATTCTCATTTGGAATTAAAAGCAGGAATTACAGAATCAAACTTTAGACGTGGCATTAGTCAGCTTGTGAGAGCTATTATGAATCACTTAGGTATCAGGGATGCTGAAAGCCTCAAGATCTCTCAAATTTGGACTAGAACTCAGGTACAAGATGATTTAGCTAAGGCTCAGGAAGTTGCCGCTGTTGCTAATTATTCAAGTAAAGAAGCAATTGCTAAAGCAAGTCCGATTGTTGATGATTGGCAACAAGAACTTAAATATCAAAAAAATGATATTCAAAATAGTGACGGTTTTAGAGCGTCTCAGAGCTTTAATGATTCTGAAGATGAAGATTACTCTGATGATAATAAAACCGCTTCTGATAAATCGGAGAAGGCAAATAAGAAGACTAGTGATTAATTATGAACTCACAAGAATACTGGAAGGAACGTGCTCTCTTAGCTAAGCAAAAAGAAATGGCTTCTAATGCTGAATATGAAGTTGCTATGCGGTCTCGTCTTAAGGATCTCGAAAATGAATTTATTAAAGAATCCAAGAAATGGGTAACTAAATATGCTAAAGAAAATAATCAGTCACTTAGGCAAGCGGCTGATTATTTAAATTCTATTGATACTTCTAAATTTGATATGACTTTGGCAGAGTTTGAAGCTAAGGCTCGTGCTGGTGGCTTTGAAAAAGAATTAAACTCTGCTTACTATAAAACTAGAATTGCTAGACTTCAGGAATTGTACAGACAATATCAAGAATTAGCCGCTAGATTTGCTGATAATGAAGAGAATACCATGGCTATTGGTTTAGCCAAACGGTATGAAGATACTTACTTATTAGAAAATTACAACAAATATTTAGTAGTAGGTGGCTTAGATGTTAACTTTGCTCACTTTAATGAACAAGAGTTAAAGGATATCGTTTATCAACCTTGGAAGGGTAGCAATTTTAGTAAGAGAATTTGGAACAACTACACCAAAGTTATGCCTGAAGTGCTGACTGATACAATGTTTAGATCAACTGCTTTAGGGTATTCTTACAATCGTATTGAACGAATGCTAAGAGATAAGTTTCAAGGTGTGGTTAAATCCAATATTCATCGTTTAGTTGTCACTGAAATGGGACATGCTGCAGAAGAAGCTACAGCAAAGTTCTATAAAGATTCAGATATTGAGCAGTATCAATACTTAGCAACATTAGAAACTCATACATGTGATGTTTGTGCTCACTTAGATGAACGTATCTTTAATGTTAAGGATGAAAAGGAAGGCATTAATTATCCTTTAATGCATCCCTACTGCAGATGCACCACAGTTCCTTATATGAAAGGTTTGCCTGACATTTCAGCACGTTGGTATCGTGATCCGATTACTGGTAAAGGTAAATGGACACGGAACATGACTTACAGTGAATGGACTAAGGCCACTGGTGCTAAGACATTTAATAAAAAGAAGTTTATTGAGGTTAAAACTAGATTAGGCTTAGCTAAGTTACTTCATATTAGTGGTGCTCTTAATATGTCTGATCCTAAGGATTATGGCCGTGCTTTGAGGCATGCTAAAAGATATTATGAAGAGTTACGTAATTCAGATAGAGTATACATTGAACAACATATTGTTCAAGGATCAGGTTTAAATAGAAGTATTGTAAATTCAGCTTTAATTCATATTCTTGATAGTGAATATGATCTTATTGGTAACAATGGTAAACATAGTTATCAAAAATTTTCACCTGATTATGATATGGCTGAAAGCTTGCAACGATTAATTTTAGAAGAACCTGAAGATCATGATATAATTATGTTGCAACATGAAGCATTAGAAGCCCATTATATGGATGATTTGGGTATGAATTATACAGCTGCTCATTTAAAGGCAAATAAATCCTATAATTATCAAAATGCTTTGGCTAAATTCTTAGAAAGAAGGGATAAACAATGAAATTTTTAATGGCTGATATATTGAGTGATGATAAAAATTCTATGACTGTGAAATTAACTTCAGATTTAGAAACTGCCACCATGACAATTAATAAAAAAGATTGGACTACTAAAATCAAAGGCTTTGGACGGTCATTAAAATATGTTTATCCTAAGTTATTTGTTGATAAGCTAGTCATTAATATGATTAAAAATAATCCTACAGAAAAACATTTTGTCTATGGCAGAGGATAATCATAGTAATTATTATTTTATGGAATTTAATTAAGAGAATCGTTTAACAGCGGTTCTCTTTTTATTTGGTGAAATTATGAAAAATCTATGGGAAAAGTTCCGATATAGTGAATGGTTTGCGATTGTATTGCAAGTCTTACTTGTAGTGATTGCTTTTGTAGTACTTTCAGTTATAGGAACTCTAATAAATGTGTGGTTTGTTCATTTTATGAAAGATACTTTTGGAATTAATGTTTATTGGACATTACATTAATAATTGTTTGACCTGAGTAAGTCGTAAAACTGCTCTTTTTGTATGCCTTGTGAGGGGCGGTCTCGTATTAAAGCGTGTAAAAGGTAAGGAGAATTTATATGAAAAGAAATCAACTTAAAGATTTAGGACTTGATGAAGATCAAATTAAAGCTGTTATGGACTTAAACGGTGAAGATATTAATAATGCTAAGTCTGGTAATGATGCAATTGTTGAAGAAAACAAGGCTTTAAAAGCTCAAATGGCTGAACGTGATAAAGATTTAAAGAATTTACGTAAGAATGCTAAGGATAATGAAGAATTATCAAACTCATACAAGGAATTACAAAACAAGTATAAGAATGATACTGCAGATCTTACTAATAAGTTAAATCAAACACGTCTTACTAGTGCTGTTGATCGTGCTTTAAGTGCAAGTAAGGTCAGAGATACTAAAGCTATTAAAGGTTTCTTGGATATGAATAAGGTTAAGCTTGACGAACAAGGTAACCTTTCAGGACTGGATGAACAAATTAAGGAAATTCACAAAACAGCTCCATACATTTTTGATGAAGGTACTAAGCAGAACTATGAACCAAGTAATGGAACACCTGCTAATACTGATCCAGTTCAAGCTATGGTTGATGTTTTTAAGAAATAAAGGAGATTTATTAAATGGCAGAAGTTATTAACTATGCTGATGCATACCAAAGTGCTGTGCAACAAGCTTTTTATGATGGTCACTTATATAGTGCAGATTTATGGAACTCACCATCTAACTCAATGGTTAAGTTTGATGGAGCAAAACATATTAAAGTAGCACGTTTAACCATTACTGCAGGTCGTCAAGATCGCACACGTAGAACTATTACAGATTTTGAAGCTAACTACAGCAATGATTGGGATTCATATGAATTAACCAACGAACGTTACTGGAGTACTCTTGTAGATCCATTGGATGTTGATGAAACTGATATGGTGGTTTCAATTGCTAACATCACTAGACAATTTAATTTGGATTCAAAGATGCCTGAAAAAGACCGTGAAATGTTCTCAAAGCTTTATCAACAAAAGGTTCACTATGATGGTGATGATGGTATTCACACTGAATCAATTGATGAAAAGAACATTCTTAAGTTATTCGATGAAATGATGAGTAACTTCGATGAAGCTCGTATTCCTGCTGAAGGTCGTATTCTTTATGTAACTCCAAAGATGAATTCAATGTTGAAGCGTGCAGATGCTATGAACCGCACTATTGTGATTTCTGATCCTTCAGCTATTACTCGTACTGTTCACTCATTAGATGAAGTAGATGCTATTCATGTTGTTCCATCAGATTTAATGCAAACTGCGTTTGATTTCACTACTGGCTCAAAGATGAAAGCAGATGCAAAGCAAATTGATATGTTCTTGATTAGTAATGGTATTCAAATTGCACCTGAGAAATATTCATTCGTGGGATTTGACCAACCATCTGCTTTAACTTCAGGTAATTACTTGTACTATGAACAATCATATGATGATGTTCTTATGTTGAGTACTAAGACTAAAGGTTATGAAGCTGTTGTTAGTGATGCTACTGGTGTTAAGGACTTATCAGATTCATCAAAGTTTGGCAAGAAAGCCGATACTGCTGATGTAAAGCCAACAGATGCTAACACTGTTGAAGAAATCAAGGCCTACTTAGATAAGCACCATATTGATTACACCGGTAAGACCGCGAAATCAGATTTGTTAGCTTTAGTAAAATAGTAAAGCGGTGATTGGATGAATAAAGAACACATTGTTGATCAAGTTAAATTGTTAATTCCTAACAACAATGAAAATCCTAATTATGATAAAATCATTGATTTTACAGTTGATAAGATCATGAATGATATTGCTAATTATTGTAATATTCCAATTGATGAACTGCCTAATGAATTATCTACTGTAGTAGTTAACATGGCAGTTCAAGCAATTAAAGTAAATGGATTTCTTGATGGTGAGAGTGCTGCTAACATTCAATCACTAAATGAAGGTGATACCAGTGTAACCTTTAAGCCTGTGAGTGATATTTATTTAGCTCTGCAAGGTTTAAATCCTATTACGGATAATTACACTAATATCTTAAATAACTTCAGGAGGCTACCAGAATGAACCAATTTGAAGGTTTAAAAAGGGTAGTTTCATTGTTATGGACAGATAAAGCAAAGATCACTGGTACTAAGAAAGTGACTAAAAACCACATTACTAATAGTGTTGAAACCACAATTGTGGAAGATGAGCCTTGTAAGGTGGTTCTTAAAGGACAATCTGCAAGTACTCAAACTATTTTTGGTACTGATGAAGCAGATGCTAAAATATTGATTCGTAATGGCATTGATATTCCTGCTGGAGCGGTTATTTATATTACTGATCAAAACGGTAAAACTACTAAATATAAGCGTTCTAGCAAGGGATATTCTGGCTATTATTCACATCAAGAAATAGCAATGGTAAGGGATGAAAAAGCATGAGTTTGGGAACTGTTGATGATGCAGAGTTTCAAGCTTGGGCTAGTCGTGTTAAAGGAAGAATTAATAGTGGCCAACTTAAAGAAGAAATTGGTCAAAGTACTAAACGTATTGGTGTACAAGCAATTAGAACGCTTAAGACTAATACACCGGTTGATACTGGGGCTTTACGTAAAGCTTGGACTGCAGAAGGCCCTTCTGTAAGTGGTGGCGGTTGGATTGTTAAAGTAAGCAATCCTACAGAGTATGCTTCCTATGTTGAAAAAGGGCACAGAACTCGTGGCGGTAAGAACTGGGTACCAGGTCAATTCTTTATGAAGAATTCCTTGAATGCGATAAACTCCCAACTGCCTGAATTGATAACACCTGGCTTATGGGCTTTTAGGGATTTACTATCATGACAATAATTGAAAGAATAGCGGATGAGTTAGCTCGTATCTCACCGAACACAACAATTTACACGGAGAATCAACCTAATGGGTTTGATGAACCGTGTTTTTTTATAGGCAGAGCAGGAAATACAACTCTAAAGCCAGAACTTTTTGATTATGAAGTTAGAAAAATGCCATTTCAAGTGGTTTATTTTCCACCAGAAGAAAATGCTAATGAAGCATTAGATGAGATGGAAGCACTGCTAATGGACAATCTAACTGTATTGCCTGATTTTGCTTATTTAAGAAATCGTGAATTCAGTGTAGATACTAATGAACATACGTTGACGTATGATTTTGATCTCGTTTTACGGATGTATAAACCAGATCTTTCACTGAAACAAAGGAGTTTAGATTTAAATGCAAGAACAAAAGGAAACAACAGGGAATAACCCCAAAGTTAAGCGCGCCGAAGTTGAGTATACTAAAGCTCAAATTAAGCAAGCTGGTTTATTCCCTGGAACAAACAACACGGCAATTATTAATGCCGCTTTAGAAGACAACAAAACTTATACGATTGCTGAAGCTAAGAAAGCAATTGAAGATTTTAAAGGAGGTATGTAGTTCATGGCAGGTGGAACTTGGAGAATTCAGAATAAGCGTCGTCCTGGTGTCTACATCAACGTTCGTGGTGATGGCAAGCCGGTTTTAACCACACCATTAGGACGTTTATTGATGTTCCAAAACAAGCCTTTAGGCTGGGGTAAGAAAGGTATCATTGAATTAACTGCTACCAGTGATTTCACTGCTTTGACTGGCCATAAGAATACTGACAAGGTATTGGCTCCAGTTTATGAAGCTTTGAAGGATGCTGAAACAGTATTACTTTTAAATGATTTTGATGGTGGTGTTAAGGCCACAGCTAAAAAAGATGGTGTTTACACTATTAATGCTAAGTATGAAGGTGAACAAGGTAACAACATTAGTGTTAGTTTTGCTCCTGCTCCTTTAGCTGATAGTGCTAATACTCAAGATGTAATCGTAACTACTATCTTTGGTACTAAGCAAGTTGATCAAGTAAAAATCACTTTACCAAAGGCAAGCGCCGATGCAATTGCCGCAGCTGAATTAACTAAGGAAGATCAATTAGAAGTACATAATGACTATGTAGATATTACTTTTGGTACTAATCCGGCAGATGTTACTAAGGAATTGAATGGCAAGGGAGAATATCCACTCTATACCGCAATCTTTAATGGCTTAACTCAAAATGCCGCTAATGTTTCTCTAGCTGGTGGTACCAATGGTACCAACAAGGTAGTAGATGATATGAATGATTACTTGGAAAATGAATTCTATGCTGTAGCAACTACTGCAGGTTGGGATGAATCAAGTAACATTCATAAACTTTTAGTTGAAGAAATTAAGCTTTTACGTGAAAACGTTGGTATCAAAGTACGTGCTGTTGTTCCTAATGAACAAGGTGCAGTTTACAACTATGAAGGTGTTTCAACCGTCCTTAACGGTTACGTACTTAATGATGGTACTGTAATTACTCCTAATATTGCTGCTGCTAGATTTGCTGGTATGAGTGCAAGTGCTACACCAGATCAAGCATTAACTTACACTCAACTTGATGATGCTGCAGAAGCTAGACCTAAGTTGAATAATGATAAGACCATTGAAGCATTAAATGCTGGACAAATTGTGTTTACCACACGGGCTGGCAGTCGAGTAGTGATTGAACAGGACATTAACTCACTCACTAAGTTTACTAGCGAAAAATCTAAAGACTTTAGCAAAAACAGAATTATTAGAACACTTGATGAAATTTGTACTAATACTACTCAAACGTTTGAAACTAGTTTTTTAGGTAAGGTTTCAAATAATGAAGCTGGTAGAAATGTCTTCAAGGCTAACAGAATTGGTTATTTAACAGGCTTACAAAATCAAAACATGATTCGTGATTTTGAAAATTCTGATTTAACTCTTTCTCAAGGTGACGAAAAAGACGCTGTATTGATGGAACTGTATGTAACACCAGTTGACGCAATGGAAAAACTTTATGTCAACTTAATCGTAAGATAGGAGGAAACTAGATGGCGGATGTAGATCACTTATTAAGTGGTAGAGATACCATTTCTACTAAGGATGCGAAAATATTCCTTAATATTAACGGCCGAATTATTAACATGATCGAATGTAATAAATTGACCATTAAGATGGAAAAGAACAAGGAAGATGTTCAAGTTTTAGGTAATCACTGGAAGATGAAGAAAACCACTTCTGTTGAAGGTACTGGTACTTTGGGTGGATATATCATTAATTCCAATTGGCTTAAGTACGCTGTTCCTTATACGCAACAAGGTGGAGATCTTTACTTTGAATTAACTTTAACTATTCATGATCCTACTTCAAGAACTGGTACTCAAACTGTTCTTCTTAAGAATGTTAACTTGGATGATATTCCAGTTGTTGATTTTGAAGCTGATGATGGGGTTATGGACTACGAAACAGACTTCACTTTTGAAGGATTTGAATTAGTTCAAGAATTTGATGGTATTAAATAGGAGTTAAACAATGGCAGAAACAAATATTAAAGATTTCTTGATGGAAAATGTAGGCAGTCCTAATAGAGAAGAAGAAGTTAAACTCAAGCGGTTTAAATCTCCTTTTAAGATTAGAGGACTTGATGCAGAAGAAATTTCTGAAATTCGTAAACAAGCTACTAGAAGAGTTCTTAATAGAAGAACTCATCAGTATGAATCAGAAACAGATCAAAACAAGGTAGCAGAATTAACTTTAACTGCAAGTGTGGTTTCTCCAGATTTACAAAATGAGCAACTTCAAAAGTCATGGGGCTGTTTAGGTGATCCTGCAAAGCTTTTAAAGAAAATGCTTTATGTAGGTGAATATAGTAAGTTATCTGATGCTGTTATGGATGCTTCAGGTATGAATGAAGATGCTGATAATCCTGATGATTTAATTGAAACAGCAAAAAATTAATTGAGGATTCAGTGGGAGACTTTGCAATATATCATTATGTATTGCAGGAATACCACTGGACACCAAAACAATGGGCTGATTTGAGCATTCGTGAAAAATCCATTGTGATTGCATCTATTCAGATCAGAACTAGAGACGAAAAGAGACAAGAAAACGAGGCAAAAAGAAAGGCACGCAGAAAACATATCTAATATTTTTAAGCAAAGGTATGCTTTGGCGTGCCTTTTTTCTTTTGCAATTTTTTAAAAGAAAGGAGGTAATTTATGGCTGAAATAAGCGCAACAATTAAGATTAATGATGCCTTTAGTGCTCCATTAAGCAAGTTAGCCGCAGGGCTTTCAAAAGGGCAGAGTGGTTTTAGTAAATTAAAAAGTGCTTTAAGTGGTGATGCATTTCAAGGTGCAAGCAAATCATCTAATAGTATGTTCAAATCTATGACTGGTGGTGTTGTAGTTGGTAACTTAATTAGTAAAGGCATGGACTTAGCCAGATCTGGTATTAGTTCAATGCTAGGTGAACTTAATGAAGCATCAACTTCATGGCAAACATTTGAAGGAAATATGCGTCAAATTGGTGCATCTAATACTCAAATTGCTAGAGCTAAATCAGATATGCAGAAGTTTGCACAACAAACAATTTACAGTGCTTCTGATATGTCTAGTACCTATGCTCAATTAGCCGCAGTTGGCACTAAGAATACTGCTCAATTGGTTAAAGGTTTTGGTGGATTAGCTTCTGCAGCTAATGATCCTCAACAAGCCATGAAAACTTTAAGTGAACAAGCCACACAAATGGCAGCTAAGCCTAAAGTTCAATGGCAAGATTTTAAACTAATGCTAGAACAAACACCGGCCGGAATGTCTGCTGTTGCTAAAACCATGCATACTAACTTAACAGGACTGATTAAAGATATTCAGGACGGTAAGGTTAAAACTCAGGATTTCTTAAACGCTGTTGCTAAAACTGGTACCAATGCTAACTTCTCTAAAATGGCTACTCAGTACAAAACTGTTGGGCAAGCCATGGATGGCTTGAAAGAAACATTAGCCAATGGAGTAATAGATCAATATCAAAAACTGAGTAAAATCGGAATTAATGTTGTTTCTGGATTAACTGATAAAATATCTAATTTTAATTGGGATGCAATGGGTGATGGCTTAGTTAATGCTATTAATTATATTCAACCTATATTTGAACGATTACAGTTAGGTTTATCAGATTTCTTTGAAGGTCTTTCAAGTTCCGGCGTTGGAGATTCTTTAATAAATATGCTTAAAGATATTGCTGATGCAGTTCTGGATGTAACTAATACTCTTAATGAAGGTAATGGTGGTGGAAGCTTTTTTAAACAACTAGGAAGTTTAACTGGTGGAGCTCTTAGCAGTGTAGCTAAAGCTATTTCCGGTATAGCACAAGCCATAGGACAAATTGATCCAAATTCTTTGATGTCACTTGCTAGAGCATTCATTGTTCTAAAAGGTGGACTTAAAGGAATTGCAATAATGGCCATCGTTAAAGGATTACAACAGCTCAATAACTTAAGTCCTGGAACTATTGAAGGAATTGCTAGTGCATTAACTAAAATGGCCTATGCTTTTGTAATTTTGAAAGCGGCACGCAAAGGATTTCAAATGCTAAAAGGAATCCACGATGCTTTCAGTAGTATCAAAGGTATAAGAGCACCAAAGATGGCTACTCCTGAAGTTCCTCAAGCTGGTGGCATTGCTCAAAGCGCTGGTGCCTATCTTAAATTAGGTGCCGCTTTACTAATGGTTGGTGGTGCTGTTGTATTAGCTGCCGCTGGATTTAAGCTCTTAGCAGATGCTGCAACACAATTAGCTAGTGGTGGCGGTGCTACAATTGCTACTTTCTTTGGAATGGTAGCCGCTATTGCTGCATTAGCTGTTGTAGTTAGATTATTAGGCCCTGCAATGATAGGGGCTTCAGCAGGATTCTTGATGTTTGCCGCAGCACTTTTAATTATTGGTGCTGCTATTTTTGTGGCATCTGCTGGAATTACAATGTTAGCAACTCAGTTGCCAATTATTTCTCAATATGGTCTTAGTGCCGCTGTTGGATTACTTGCTTTAGCTGGAGCAATTGCAGTGTTCGGTGTTGGTGCCTTAGTTGCCGCAGTAGGTGTAGTTGTATTAGGTGCTGGCTTAATTGTTTTAGCTGCAGGATTGATGATAGCCGCTGTAGGTGCATTACTATTTGGCGTTGCCTTAACTTTAATTGCGGCAATGTCTTTAGTAGCTGGAGCAGGTCTAATGATAATGGCTGTGGCTATGGTGATGATTGCACCTATGACATTAATTGCCGCAGTAGGTATGATGCTGCTTGCAGTAGCCATGGTAATGATTGCACCTATGGCAATGATTGCCGCAGTTGGAATGCTCATGTTATCAATGGCATTAATTTTAGTTGGGCCAATGGCAATGGTAGCCGCAGTTGGTTTAATGCTGTTAGCTTCTGCTTCTATGATGTTAGCAGCAGGATTAGCCGCTGTAGCTGCTGCAGCAATGATGACAGCAGCCGCAATTGTAGCAGTTGGTACCGCTGTAATGACTATGGTCTCAATGTTCATTATGGCTGGCTCTATGATGGTGTCTGCTATTACCAGTGCAATGAGTAGAGTTGTATCTGCAGTTTCAAGCGGTATTCAAGCCGCTGTTAGTGCTGCTAGAGGTTTTGCTGGTGCCTTAGTTGGTGTAGGTCGTGACTTAATCCAAGGTTTGATTAACGGTATTACCTCAATGATTGGTGCCGCTGTTAGTGCTGTAAGTAAAGTTGCAAGTAGTGTAGTAAGTGCCGCTAAAGGCTTGCTTCATATTGGTTCACCATCAAGATTGTTTAGGCAATATGGTAGATGGGTTGATCAAGGTTTAATTATTGGTCTTAACAAAGATGCCGGTGCCGCAGCTGATGCTTCTGCTAATATGGCACAAGGTGTAGTTGATGCCGCTAGTGGAATGCATCCAGTTATTGGTGCTCCTGAAATGGATCAATTTAATACAGGAGATTTATTAGCTGATGGCTTTAATAGAGCTAAGGATAGTATTTATGACCTTGTCAGTGCAATCACTGGCTTAAATGGAAAAACGGCTAATGTTGGTATTTTAAGTTCAATCACTGGTAATCAGAACTTCAATGAAAAAAGTATTGATGGATCCAATTTAGGAACAGGATCAAATGCTATTACACCTGCTTCAGTTTTATCTTCAAACTCTTCTACTGCTAACACTAATAATAATCAATCTGTAACTATTCAATCTGGTGCTATCACTATTAACAGTTCTGGTAATCCTGAAGAAGATGCTGATGCATTACTTGATAAGCTTGAAGAAAAAATTATGGAACAAGCTGATAAATCATTAAGTTAGGAAGTGATGATTATGCCTGATAGAAGTGGCATGGAATTTTATATCAAAGATCAAACAACTGGAGAAAATTTACAAATACCAGTTAATCCTAGTGATGTAAAACTCAAGTATGAAACAGATGATCATTCTGAAACCGTTGTTAATTTGGGTGAAGTAAATATCCCTGGTAAATTAAAGCTAGTAGGTGTATCAATTAATTCCGTTTTTCCAACTGTAGGCGCTCGCTATGTTGCGACTAAAACGCCACACAAGCAAGCAACTTACGTTAAGAAAATCAAGAAGATTCAAAGTAAGAATCATAAGGTTAGATTCGTAGTCACTAAGACTGATATTTCAATGCTAATGACTATTGCTAGTTTTGAATATGGTTTAGAGAATGGCTGGGCTGATGAATATGCCTACACTTTAGAATTAAAACAATATCGTAAATTTAGTTATGAGAAAAAGAAGAATCCTAAAAAACGTGGCAGATCTAAGAAAGGCAAGAAACGATCTAATCCGGCTGGAAAAATTAGTGTTGGTTCAACTGTATCTGTAAATGGCCGTTTACATGCTGATAGTTATGGTAGAGGGACAGGAATGTATGAAAAGAATGCTAAACGCGAAGTTTTATACATTATTCCTGGTCGCAAATATCCGGTTTGTGTGGGAATTAACGGGAAAGCTCGTGGCTGGGTAAAAATGAGTGAGGTAAAAAGATCATGAGCGACTTAATCCAAATGACTTTATATAGACGCTCTACTCACTTTACTCACTCTAAAAAACGTGTAAGTTATGATATTGGCGATTTAGTAATTGATGGTTCGATTACTTTAGCTAGAGACACTAATTTTTCGGCAACCGAATTTAACTTTAAATTGGTTTTTGAGGAAAAACCTATTATTCCATATACTGGCGATATCATTTCTTTCAAATGGAAAAAGAAAAAGATGTTTTACGGCTATGTTTTTAAGTACGGTTTTGATAAAAATCACAACATTACTGTTAAATGCTATGGCCCTAGTCGCTACTTAAAGAATGAAGATTCGATTGTATTTAAAGCCGGTACATTAAGCGAACGATTCAAAGAAGTTTCAAAACGTGCCGGAATTAAAGCAAAAGTGGTGGCTGGATCAAGTCATAAATGTAAAGCTGAAGTTGATGATGGCAAAACATATTTTGACATGATCAAAAGTGCAATGAGCGCTACTACTAAAGCAACTCATAAGCATTACTTGATTTATGATAATTACGATACCGTAGAATTAAGGAAGTTCCCTTATAAGAAACTTGATATTGTTATAGGGGATAAATCTGGATTAACTGATTATGATTATTCAGTTGATATTGATAATACCTATAACGTTGTGAAAGTTATTAAAAAGGACAGTAAAAAGAGTAAGAAAACATCAAAAACTCAAACTAGTGCAGATGATCCTAAAACTACTACGATTTCTTCAAAGACTGTTACCATGCCTTCTGCTAAGCAGTGGGGTAAGCTCCAAAAAGTCGTTAACGCAAAGAAAAAAGCTAACGATGCCCAGATGATTCAGCAAGCTAAGAATGAGCTTAAAAATCGAAATAGAGCGAACAAAGAGCTAAAGATTACATGCGTTGGTCGTACTGATTTAGTTCCTGGTAATTATGTAACAGTGAACATTAAAGATTACAAAAAGAAATTTAAAAACTGTCCAATCTTGAAAGCTACTCACCACTTTGGGCAAGATTATACAGTTGAGTTAACGATGAAAGTAGGTCAATCATGGCAGGTAAGCGGCTCTATGAGTTAATGACAAAGCGTGGTGGTAAACCAAGCGATTATTCTGATGTTGTCTATGGTACTGTCATTAGTCCTAAGCCTTTGAAAGTTCAATTATCCAATAACATGGTTTTAACTGATGATTTCATTGTTCTTGGCAAGCACATTGGAAAATTCAAGATTAAGGGTAAAGTTACCAAACACGAACACGATGAAGTTAAAGGTGAAATAGAACTAGAAATCGACAACTCTCTTGAATCTGGCGACAAGGTAACCATGATCCGTGAAGATGGTGGTCAACAGTTCTATTTATTTGAAAGGCTAGGTGAAGACGGTTTTGGATTCTGATGAAGAAATTAATGTTGGTGCATTAATGGAAGATGCATATTTAGATGATGCTGACCTTGACGATGAAGAAGATAGCCAAAGCCCTACCTACACTTTTAAAGTTGCTAATGATCGAATTCGTAGCATGACTGATGAACTTGATGCAATGAAACAAGCTGTAGACAAGATTCTTAAAACAGAAAGATTTGTTTATCAAATTTATGATGAACAATATGGTAATGATTTGCCTGAATTAATTGGAGAATCTATTGATTATGCATTATCAGAAGCTGAAAGAATGACTATTGAAGCTTTAGAAGCAGATGATCGAATTACTAGTGTTGAAATTACTAATTGTGAGCAATCAGGCAGTGATTCAATTGCTGTAGAAGGTTTCGCTAATACAGTTTATGGAAGGGTTGAATTTGAAAGCGAGGTGGATATAGTAGATGAATCCTAATGAATTAGCCGATGAGTTAGAAGCGCAAAACTTTGATTACTGGCTAAACTTAATGCTTGATAATGTGCCAAATGATATTGATAAACGTGAAGGCTCAATCATTTATGATGCTGTAGCTCCTGCAGCTATGGTTAGTGCTCAACAGTCTTTATCATTGGCCACTATCATACGAGAAACGTACATTAAAACTGCTCAAGGTGAGTTTTTGGACTATAGAGCGGTTGAGCATGGTACTAATCGATATGCGGCCACTAACACAGAAGTTAAGGCTAGATTTAATGATGATGATGGTAAGCCGGTAAACGTTGAAGTAGGTGATAGATTTGCAAGTATTGCAGAATCACCTATTTTTTATACCGTAATTAAAGCAAATGATGATGGTACTGCAGAAATGCAAGCCGAAGAAGCCGGAACAAGTGCTAATAGTTATTTGGGACAAGTTTTGCCGGTAACACCTAATGACAACTTAGCATGGGCAGAGATCATTGAAATCACTATTCCGGCTAGGGATGAAGAAAATGATGAACATTTAAGAGCCAGATTGTTGAATTCCAATTCTTGGGTAGCATATGGCGGTAACGTTGCAGATTACTTAGATATGACCAGTAAAATTCATGATGTAGGAGCTACTCAGGTTTATCCAACGTGGGACGGGCCAGGAACAGTTAAGCTAGTAATTTTAAATAATGATCTAATGCCAGCTAGTCAGACTTTGATAAAAAAGGTCAAAGAAGAAATTGACCCCGAAGATAAAACTACCGAAGGATACGGCTTAGCTCCAATTGATCATCAGGTTACAGTAACCACCGCAGAAACATTAACCGTGAATGTGCAGATTAATGCTCTTTTGGATGCTCAACATGTCACTAGTAATATTGAGCAACAAATTAAGAATGTATTATCAAAATTTTTCATTGAATTACGGCAAAATTGGGCCACGATTAACCCCACGACTGGTAGAGGGTATACATTAACTATTTTTAGATCTCGGATTCTATCCAAGATTATGCAAATAGAAGGTGTAGCAAATGCCGACTTACCAATTTTGAACGGGGAAAATAAAGATATTCCTTTAATTTTTGATAATAAAGTATCTCAATTACCTATTTTGGGGGAGGTGACAGTAATTAATGAAAACCGATGAACTTCTCAATTACATGCCTGATTACTATAACGGCGTGTATGAAATGGAGGAGTTGCTAAAAGCTCAAGGCAAAGGATTGAGTAAATTTGATGATGATCTCAATCGAACTTTATTTAATCAGTTTGTTTCTAAAGCTGATGAAAAAGGCATCTTAGTATTTGAGGATCAATACGGTATCGTGCCTGAACATGGGGATAGCTTAGAGCTAAGAAGGCAAAGAGTTCTTACTAGAACATTGACACCACAACCACTTACCATTAGACGGTTAAAACAAATTTTTGAATCTTTGAAAATTCCGGCTGAAGTTAGTGTTGATTATTCACGGCGTGTATTGAATGTTGTTTCTTGGACTGGTGAGTTAACTAAATCACAACAAAAACTGGTAATTTTTGAATTAAATACATGGTTACCGGCAAACATGGGCTATACCTACCGTTTGTGGGCTAAAACTGAAGCAGCTCACGCTTACATTGGGTCTGCTTGTACCGTGGTTGCTCAAACTGTAGCTAAAGCAGAATGGCTAGATGATTCAACAATTGTCAAGCGATTATATCAGTGTGGTATTTGGGGTAAGACAAATATTGAACCGTCCGCTTATGTTGCTACACCGGTTACTGGAAGAACTGTTCAAACGATTGAAGCAGAAAGGAGGAATTTATGAGTAAATACAGTAGAACAAAGTTACTACCCAAAGGATTACAAATTATTCAAGGAGTAGTACGAGGAAGAACCTTTGAAATTACATCTGCTTCTTATAGTGAAAGCAAAACTAATGAAAATGATGTAATGAATCAAGGATCAATCGTTAATCCAATTGGTCATATCCCTATTTTTGCTAAAGATGATAAATCATTAGCAGATCAAGGAATTCTAGGAATTGAATTGTCTTTTACTCAAGAAAGTACTGGATTAACTAGAGATATCGATTTACAAAGTATTCAAATTGAAGGGCGACAAGATGGTATTAATGCAAGTTATCCTATCGCTTTTTCTTTGGCTGAAGAGCCTGAAAGATTGACTTTAAGTGATCCTAGTTTTGAATTTAGAATCATGGTTTATGTTCAGGTTGGTGATACTGATCATGTAACGATTAACATCAATCCCGATGGGCTAGAATCGCGCAGAGAACATGAACATGATATTGATGAAATCATTAATGCTTTAAGCAACGGCTATATCACTGTAGCTCTTAAAGATGCTGATGGTAATCAGCTTGTAACACATGATAATAAGCAATTATTCGCTAACAAGCCTATTGTTGAATATGATCATTTTCTTACTAGTAGCACTAAGGCTGCTCCAGCTAAAGTTGTGGGAGATAATCTTAAAGCTATTGAAAATGAGATTCATGGCATTGAACGCAATTTAAGAGAAACATTTGAAACTAAGGCTACTGTTAGAAACGTTAATAATTTAGCTAAATCTAATGCTGATAGGATCACAAATTCAAATAAGCGCATTGATACTAATCAGAACAATATTGCTACTGCTAGAGAAGAAACAGCTAGATTAGAAAACGGCATTATTGCTAATAGAAGATCTATTAATTTAGTTGCACATGATGGTAATGCTTTAGTCATTCATGATGGTAGAGAATTAATTGCAAACGCTCAATATGTGCTTATTGATAATGAACTTAATAAATCTAATCAAGCTGCAGATGCTAAAAAGGTTGGAGATACCATTAGGATTTTATCTGATGTGTTTGAGCAAGCTATTAGACAATTGGCATCCAGACTCGGCTTAACTCAATCAACTATTGAGAATAATCCTACTATTAGAGATTTAAAGAACAGCATTCAATCTTTAAATAGCAGATTGACAGCTTTAGAAGCAAAAATTAAATAAAACAAAAAAGGAGTTTAAATTATGGCAGCTACAAGAATCCAAGACTTAAGTGAAAATTGGAAACCAGATACTAATGAAAATTTTGCTTTAACTTTTACCGGAAATGGTGAAACCAAAACAAGATTAAGAGATTTGTATTACTCATTAATCCCTGACGGTGCTGCAACTCATAACAGCATCTTTAGAGGACAAAATTTAGGTAATTTGACGGCTACCCATATCGCAAATATCCAAAATGGTAGCTTTAAGGATATGTTTATCGGTGATTACTTCAGCATTAATGGATCTAATTATGTCATTGCCGGTATCAACTATAAGAAAGGCCACGGAGACAACATTTCTTTAGGTAATCATCTAGTTCTTATGCCTCAAGATTGGTCTAAAACACCTACTCAAACTTTAGCCCCCAATGGTAAGGACACTCATTACATGAATGACACCGACACCACCGAAGGAGGCTTTGCTAATACTAAACTTTATAAGATTTATTTGCCTCAAATTCAGCAAAAATTAGAGAGCGATTTTGGTTCTCATTTAATGCAATGGAGAGGCATTGTATCTACTCATGTTGATGATTCCGGTGCACCTGACCAAGGTGAATGGCGCGATATGAAGGTTATGATTCCTACAGAAGTAATGATCTATGGTACTACTCTAAACGGTAACAACAAGAACAACGCATGGTGCAACGTTGGTGATGATAATAGTCAATTGCCTATTATGAGAATGAATGATACAGAACGTAATTTCAATCGTGGTACTATCTGGCTTAGAGATATCCATTCTTCGGCTGGGTTTGCGTATGCGAGCTCCTATGGCGATGATACCTGGGATGGCGCATCCAATACCTGGTTTGGCGTTCGGGCTTTCTTCTTGATCGGCTAATCGGCTGATCCGCATCCCCTTTAGGGGTGCAAGCCGATAGAAAGTGTGCCTCCAATGTATTATAAAATTCATCCACCTTAAGAATTAATGTAGAAAGGTTTTATATTTATGTCAGTTCCAAAAGGAAAGAGAAAGAAATCACGATTCGAAGTTTTTCACAATATGCAAATTATTCAAAAAGAGCTAGTTAAGCACCTGATGCTAGATTTTGGAATTACCAGAATTGCAGATTTAGGTGAAGCTCAATTCTTAGATTTAAAGTTTGAAAGAATTATAAATCTGTGTGGTGATATTGTGGGAGATATTCATAGAGCTAATGCAATGTACGTAACCACTGTGTTAGAGTACGACCAAAGAAGGCTCTATCAAGACAAAGCAATAGCAAATTGCATTGTTTTGAAGCAAGAATTGCAATCGATAGTAGACGTTATAACGGGCTTGAATCTGAATAAATATAGAACATCCATTGAACTAATTGAAAAAGAAATTCATTTGATCAAATCGTGGCGAAAGTCAGATATTAGATTAAAGAAGAAAATAGGGTAGTTTCTGTTAATCCATTCTTCGGCTGAGTTTGCGAATGCGAGCAACAATGGCGATGATAACTGGAATGGCGCATCCAATACCTGGAATGGCGTTCGGGATTCCCTTCACCAAAATAAATGATTAATATCAGAAAAACGATGAAGAAGAAGGAGAAACTGTCCTTCTATCAGAAAGGTAGTAAAAGTGATGGTGGACGTGATCAGTTACGATTGTTATCACTATTAGCCACCTGATTTTTAGTTAGTATGAAAAATATTAGTGATTTAAACAAATTATATAGAGCTTATTTGGAAAGTAAGAGAGGCAGCTCATGGAAGCCGCAGGTTCAAATGTACGAAATGGATTATCTGGCTAAGCTAGTAGCAACTAGTAACGAGCTTGAGAGCCACACCTATTACGCTAGAAAAGGCTCTAGTTTCATAGTTAATGAAAGAGGAAAGCAGCGAAATATCCGTAGCAATCCATTTTCTGATCGAGTTGTAAGAAGAAGCCTATGCGATGAATGCTTAACACCAACGTTGAGGCAATACCTGATTCATGATAATGGTGCATCACTACCTGGAAAGGGTATTTCTTTTACTAGAAGAAGATTTGAACAGCATTTGCATGAATTTTATCGAAAACATGGCAATGAAGGATATATTCTTTTAATTGATTTCTCTAAGTATTACGATAATATTCAGCATCAAAAGCTTAGAGATAAGATTAAGAAATATATAAAGGATGAAGAAATTTTATGGTTATTTGATAAAGTACTAGAGAATTTTAAAATTGATGTGTCCTATTTAAATGATGAACTTTACTCTAAATGCCTAGATATGAAGTTTGATGGAGATAAACAATCTAAATTAAATCCTAAATATCTTACTGGCGAAAAGTTTATGGAAAAATCATTGGCGATTGGTGATCAAGTATCTCAAATCTGCAGCATATTCTTTCCTACCGAAATCGATAACTATTGCAAAATAATAAGATCGATTCGGTTTTATGGCAGATATATGGATGATTCTTACATTATTAGTAATGATAAAAACTTTCTACATGAAATGCTTAATGAGATAACCAAAATTGCTAATAAACTTGGAATTTTTATTAACGAAAAGAAAACCAGGATTATGAAACTTAATCAGCCGTTTACCTACTTAAAGCTGAGATATAAATTGACTTCCACTGGTCACTTAGTTAAGCGGATAAATCCTCAAGCTGTGACTCGTGAGAGAAGGAAGCTGAAGAAATATCGAGGGCTGGTTGATGATGGCAGAATGAGTTTAGAGGATGCTAAAGCATCATTTAAATCCTGGTATGGCAGCTATGAAAAGTTGCTATCTTATCGAACTAAAAACAATATGAGAGCTTTATATAATGAATTATTTGCAGAACACTCTTAGTGCTCTGTTTTTTGTTTGGAGAAAAGAGGAAAAACATGGTTAAAGAAACTAATGCAGATGTAAAGGCGAAAACACTCGAAGCCGTTGAAGCTGCAAGTGAAGAAACAACTGAAACAGAAGATATTGAATTGCGTTTAAAGCCTTCTGAAGCTGAAATTATTAAGGATTTACTTAGTAATTATGTTTATGCATATCGCAGTGATGATGAGGTAGATTGCAAGCGTGAACCAGTTGAAAAAGATAAAGTAGGCATTTACCCATATCCACCAACAGATCCAACTCCAGGTTTAATTAAGCCTGCCTATGATTGGGTTAACAACAAATGGTATGACAAGTCCAAAGAAGGGCTTAGCCAGTTATATCTAAAAGTTGATGAATTGGATAAAAATGATGCACTTAAGGATAAGCAACTTAATGCCGTTCAAGTATCGATTAATCAATCAAATGAAACTTCTGCTGCTTTAATTGCACAAATCAACGCTATGGGTGATCAATTCGGTCAAGCCTTCAAGGAATTAGGCGCTGCCATCAATAGTATTAGAGGAGATCAAACTGATACTGAAAGTGGTAAGAAGCAAGAAACACCTGCAAATGCAGAAGGCACTAAGGAGGATGAAAAATAATGTTTGATTTCAACTTTAATTTTAGCTTTAAGCCTATCGATCCAACTCCTGTATATGAAAGAGCTGTACAGTACTACAAATGGGGCTGGACAAGCAAAGAAGAATTAGCAGAACGTGTTGCTAATGGTACTCTACCAGCCGAATATTATGAAAAAGCAACAGGTGAGAAATATGAAAAAGACGAGAAGAAAGTTTAAAACATTAATTATCTTCAATCCAATTCACATCATCGTAGGGCTAGTTTTAATCGGTGTAGGTAGTGACTTACTTTTCCACGATCATTACTTTATGTGGCCACCTGGTGCAGATGCTTATATAAATTCTGACTTTGTAGGGGCGTGGGGAATTTTTTCCGGTGCAGGTTTAATTTATGTTGCATTGCAAAAGAATTTTCCTATCAAAGCAAACTTTGTCTGGATTACTTTGGCTAGTGCTTTCTGGGGTTTTGAAGTCTTCATGGAGTTTATGCACTCCTTAATTTTTTATGACCCTGGTAGGATGCTGGCTTTGTTTTTCGAAGGTGGGGGGTATCTGCTTTTTACATTTTTAATGATTCGCAATAGTCCTACTAGAAAGGATATAGACAGAAGGGAGTAGATTACTATAGATAAGAACTGGACCACCATCCTCACATCTGGTGTCTTTGGTGCTATAGTATCTGCTTTGATTTCGGCATGGCAATGGTACTTAAAATATAAGGATGATCAAAAAGACAAAGACAAAAGAAGTCAAAAAAATGACATTAACTTTTACCGTAAAAAATGGCTAGAAGATGAAGATACTATAGATGAATTGAGAAACGAGATTCGCAACTTGAAAGATCAAGTTGCAAAATTGAAAGGTAAAAAACATGAGTAATTTAAATGTGATTGATGTAGCCACAGTGGTGGCTATTTTTGTTGTAATCGTTGCGTGGATTATCACGCTGGTTGATAAAGTGAGAAAAACCAAACAGCCACTCGATGAAAATGACATTTTTGATCTGGCTCATATGATTGTCACACAAAATGAGAAAATCAAAGAGTTAGAAAAGAAAAATGCTGCAAACGGTGAAACAAAGAAAAACACTGTAGTTAATGATGTAAAGAAAGAAGGTTAAGACAATGCTAAAAATGGTTGATGTTTATTCTGATTCACCACGTCACTTTGCTACTCAAGCAGGAACCGATATTACGATGGTTAAAGCCACACAAGGAACAGGGTACGTAAATCCTAAGTGTGATACTGACTATCAAGCAGCTAAGAAAAAAGGAAAACTGCTAGGAATTTACCACTACTGTGGCGGCGGAAATGCAAAAGCCGAAGCACAATACTTTTATAAAAATACCAAGAACTACATAGGTGAAGCTGTGCCGGCTGTTGACTGGGAGTCATACCAAAATAGTTCCTGGGGCAATTCTAATTACGTACGTCAATTCGTAGATGAATACCACCGCCTTAGCGGTGTGTGGCCATTAATTTACGTTCAGCAATCTGCTCTAAACCAAGTTGCCAATTGTGCTAAAGATTGTGGTTTATGGGTAGCATGGTACGCTTCTATGAATTGGGCAAGTTGGAAAACTCCAAATGCTAACTTTAGTGTAAGCCCATGGCCAACCTACACGGCATGGCAGTTTACCGGCGGCGACATGGACCGCAGCGTGGTTAATGTTACAAAAGATGGTTGGAAGAAACTTGCTAAAGGTTCAAGTAAGCAATCTGCAGCTAAACGTAAAAAATCTGAATGGGTTAAAAAGAATGGTACATTCACTTTAGGCCAATCTTTAGAAATTCATAAATCCCCACACATTGAATCTGAACCTCTTGCCAAGTTAAAGAAAGGCGATACAATTAAGTTCGATGCAACATTGCAAGGACCAAAGCGCTTGTGGTTAAGACAACCAAGAAGTGGCGGCTCTTACGGATACATTGTTGCAAGAGACAAATATAATAAGCTATTAGGTAAAATCAAATAAAGGAAGTGAAAAAATCAACCTTTCTAAAATCTAAATCTATAAAAAAAGAAGCCACTCTAGGAAAATTATTCCCAGGGTGGCTTTTTTTGTTTTATTATAGGAAGAAAAAAATAAAAAAATCTGTTGCACAAATGTTGCACAATAGCAATTTAAGGTAAAAAAAGACCTTGAAAGATCATTGATCTATCAAGGTTTTTTATTATTAGGCACGAGTAACTTTACCAGACTTTAAAGCCTTGGTTGAAACCCATACGCGCTTTGGCTTACCGTCAACAAG